GCCGAGCCGCCACTAGCCACAAGCGATGCCGTGCCAGAAGCGACAAGGAGCGAGCCAAAAAACGAGTTGCCGCCGCCAGTGCTGTTGTTGCCGTTCGTATCGTCAGTCGTCACCGCCGCACCGCCACTGCCACCAGCACCAACCGTGACCGACACCGTCGCAGGCAGGTCGGCAATTCGGAAGGTTGCAAATGCCACGCCTCCACAGCCGCCACCTCCGCCGCCACAGCGAACCGTACCGGCTGCACCGCGACGGCCTGAGCCACCGCCCGCACCGCCACCGACCACCGTGACCTGTGCCCACGTGTAAGCAACATCGGTCGGCTTCGTCCACGTGCCGTTCGCCGTTAAGGTCTGCACGTTCGGGGTTGGCGACCCGGCAACAGTGTTCCGCAACGCCACCATCGACGTACGCGCCTCATACGCCCCAGCAGCGTCCGTGCGAACGAAATACAGTTCGTCATCATCATCCAAGTTGAACACCCAAGGGGTGCCACCACGATCAAATACCGAAGGCATCGCAAACCACCTTTCCTGTCAGGACATTGCTTCTTGGCCGATGATCTGCACACTCACGTTCGCAGCGTTCGTCGTATCCGTGTTCGTGACCAACACCGTCAAAATGTCCGTGTTGTTACCACGCACCGAGTTGACCAACGGGAACAACTGATCGATCTGCTGATCGACCGGGTTGTTCGCCGGAACGAAGATCGAATACACCACTTCACCCGACAACGTGAACGCCGTCGCCGAACTGTCGACCAACGCAAACGAGTTCGGGCTCGCAGCGTTCGCAACGAACGACGCACCCGTCAAGTTCACCTGCGACGTAGGAGTCGAAGTCACGATCTCCACGAACACGGCACGATCCGACGTGATCTGCAACCGGCGTGGCAACAGCTGCCCACGGTTGATCTGACCAATCGTGTAGTTCTGGCCGGCGACCGGGGCGACAGCGAGAGCCGCACCAGTCACCACATCGACCAACGTCAACACGGTCGCCGTGTTCGACACGATACGAGCCGTATACGAAACACCCGCAACGATGTAGTTCACGCTGCGGCCAGCCCACTGGTTCACCGTCCATGCGGCCGTACCTGCGGTCAGTGATGTGGTTGAGCCTGCCGTACAGGCCGCGGTCGCCTGCGTGTACTCCACGGTGCCCATCGTGCGGCCACGCATCGACACCAACGGGATACGGTTCCCGGCCGTACCGGCCCCGGCCACCACCTGGCGGCGACCGGCGTTCGCCGAAGTCGCGCTGTGCGGCGAACCGTACGCGTAGGTGAAACCGCGCTGCTCATTCGCGGTGCCTTCCACGATCACGCTGACACCGAAATGGATCATGTCGTTCGTTGTCGATGCCGCCGTGTTGCGCTGCTCGTAACGCACCGGCAGGTTGCCGGTCCTCGACCATGCCTTCGTGTTCTGAGGCAACGCATCGATCTGGTATGCAGTCAACCCGACCGGGGTTTGCGACGGGTTCGACGCCGAATCGGTCGCCCGAACCTGCAACGTGTCGACCGTGTTCGAGATGATGCGAGCCCGATACTCCACACCTGCAACGGTGTAAGTGAACCAGCGGCCAGCCCACTGGTTCACGATCCAGCCAGCGTTCGCAACAGTCACCGTCGAAACGGTCGCGCCTGTCGCCGGTCGCACCAAACTCGAGTAGCTCGGCCGGTTGTTGCCGGAACCCAGTTCGTGCAACACGAACGGTTCACCATCGATGTAGATGCCCCAACGGATCACACCGGCCCCATACCAGGCGTACTCGATCCACAGCATCTGGATCTTGTTCCAATTGACGCTGTCCTTGATGCCTGCCGGATCCGACCATTCGTTGAGCGGGATGCGGGCATCGGTCGGCAACCCGACCGACAGTCCGGGTTGTGCGTCGGAACGAACCACGACACCCATACCGGACGGGTTGTTCACCTCGATGTTCGGGCCCTGCTCGAAGAACACGCCGTTGGAATCATCGAAGAATCCGACGCGTTGCACCTGCCCCGCCTGGTTCGCGCCGAACCAGACCGCGGTCGCCATGAACAGCGACTTGCCGGGCTGATAGCGGTGGTATGGCCGGGACTGGCGAAGCGAGATGTTGCCCGCAGTGCCAGAGACACGCAGACGGACACCGCCCTCACCGGGCAGATGGGTGACCGATGCGCCGACACCGATAGCGAGCGATTCCCACCGCAACGGCTGCGCCGAATACTCGAAGTCGGCGTCGTACACGTTCTGGCCTTGCGACACCTTGATGCGACCCAAGTTGTCACGCAACCGTTGCAGCGTCTTCCACTCTTCGGTGGTGATCATTCGTCGTCACCTTTCGTTTCGTTCGCACGGCTGTACATCGACTGCGTCGGCCGGCGACCACCGAACAGGTGGCCGATGTCCTGACGGACAGCGAATCCGATCTTGTCGGCCACTTCGAGTCGCTTGTCGCGTTCGGTGGCTTCCTGTTCGGCTTTGATCTTGCGGTTCTGTTCCAACACCTGGGCGAACACGTCGTTCTTCTGCGGGTCGCCAGCGACCAGTTTGTGAAGCAACGTGATGTCGCAGGCGTGATGGGATGCGGCCATGTACTGGTTGCCGCCCCTGTCGATTCCCCACACCTCGAACCGTTTCGATTCGGGGTTGTACATGAGGAACATCGACGGGTCGCCACGCCACCCCGACTCGTCGCCATGCTTGATGCGGTGATCGATGTCCAACACGGACGAATCAACCCACACACGGGGCCCGAGAGTCGGGGCGGCGAACGACATGATCAGTAGCCGATGACCGTGATGTCGACAGCGACAGCCGACAGGTCGGTCGCGTTCGGCACCTGGGTGAGCGCACCGGTCGCAGCGGACTGCTGATGGGCGAGCAGCGTCGGGGCCGACACCGAACCGTTCCAACTGATGAGGTAGCCGGCGCGTGCTTCGACGTGGACATGTTCGATGAGGTCGAGGCCGAAATCGCGGGCGGTGAACGGTTCGCCACCCGTGACGTACGAGTTGTCGAACGTGACCGTGCCGGTCACGACACGACGCTTGCCGCCGAACTGCAACGGATCCAGGGAGAAAGCCAGAGGCATGGAAACACCTTCCTGAGAGGGTGTGGGCCGACCCTCAGGAGGGGTGAGGGTCGGCCCACGACGGGATCAGAGCGACGACTCGGTGAGATCGCTGATGACGAAGTGACTGTTGCGCTGCACGCAGGCGAGTTCCATCGACGTGTACAGCGTCGCCTCGAACGCGAGCTGGTTCGGGACACGCGACAGCACTGCGCCGTCGTCGTCGAGCCACTGCCAGCCTTCCTGCACCTGATGGCAGACGAGGCCGTCGCTGGTGTTGAGGCCGTACAGACGGTTCGACGGGCAGTCGAAATCGGGATACCAGCCGAGTTCCTTGCCTGCCGCACCCGACACGCCGGGGGTGACCCACTTGATGCCACGGAACCCGCCAGCGAACTCCATCGTGTCGATGTTGCGCTGGTAGGCCGACAGCACCGACTTGCCGGCGATGTACACGCCGACGTTCGACACCAGCACGTCGATGACCTTGCCGGACTCGACCTGGTTCTGCATGATCGCGAGATCGACCATCGTTTCCGACAGGGGCCGGTTGGTGCCGCTGTTGGCGTACGCCTGGGCGACCCACACGGGAACGGTCGACGGGTTGACGGTGTGCAGGGTGCCCGAACTGGCGACGATGGTCTGCAAGCCGGTCAGTTCCTTCTGGCCGTCACCGGGCTGGCCGGTGCCGCTGGTTGCGCCACCAGCCGACGTGTTGAACACGAACGCTGCCGACGTGGTCGTCACGGTCGCACCCGAGATCGTGATCGTCCGGTTCGTCAGGTCGACCGCGGTGATCTGACGGGCCGACGCGATCGAGGTCGGGGAGGCGACGGTGCCGATGTCGACGACACGACCGATGTACAGGTGACGCATCGCCGACAGAGGCGTGGTCGACGCCAACTGGACGGTGGCCGACGCCGTGGTCGTACCACAGGTTGCGATCACACCGTTCGAGGTGCCCCACACCTGACGGTTCACGTCACGGATGGCGTCGTTGCGGATGCCGTCCATCTCGGCTTCCATCGCGTCAGCGAACGAGCCGGGCTCGCCGGTCGCCTGCTGCATCAGCTGGACGGTGAGCTGGATTCGGCCCGTGTTCCACCGGAGCGGAACCGGAACGGTCGCGTACCGCTGGGTGTCAGCGGTCGGCAGGCTGTCGCCTTCGGCGCGAGCACCGATACCGCCGGAACGGCCGGTGTGGACAGCGTGACGGGCGATCTTGCCGTTGACGCTGTCCTTCTTGGTGGTCACCTGGGCGAGGATGAACGCTGCGTTGTTGAGGTTCTCCCACAGGGACTTGTAGTCCTCGCGCAGGATGGCATCGACGTTGGTCAAGCCGGGCATGGCAAACTCCTTGAGAGTGAAGGGGGGTGGCAAACAGAGGGGGTGTTTGCTGGCCTCGCATCAACTCGGCCTCTCCAGGCTCGAGGACGTTTCCCTTGGCTCTCCAGCCAGGTCGGTCAGACTTCGGGTTGCACGGTCCCGGCTCTCCTGCCGGTTGGTGCGTGAGTCGCTCTCCAGCGACAGAGATTCAGTTGTCTTGCAGCCACTCCCCCACCCTCAGGGAAAGGTGAGGGAGTGGACCAGCAAGGGACACACGACGTAGGGGACGTATGCAGAACTGCACGATACACGCCCGTGTGGCGTGTTGCAAACATCACCGGGTCGGTGAGGCCGTGATCCGGTTCATCATCTTCTCGCGAGGCGACAGTTGCGATGCGGGGGTGGCCGACATCGGCGCACCCGACGGGGCCGGTGACGGGATCTGACCGGCAACACCAGCCGCGGCCGCAGCCGCCTGCGACTGCAACGACTGCTCCGCACGGAACACGTTGATCGCTCGACCCATGTCGCCGTCGTACGCCTTCGCGAGCCGGATGATTTCCTGGCCTTCGGCGGATGCCGGACTGAAACCGGCGTCGGCCATCTGTCGGGTGTAGTCCGAAATGAACTGCTGGGTGCGGACAGTGGTCTGCGCCTCGTAGCGGGCAGCTTCCTGGGCGGCGGCGATCAACGCCCCGATGTCAGGCATCTGCTGCTGAGCGGGTGCGGCGGGCTGCGGGCTGCCGCCGATGTCGGCGGTTGCCGCCATGCCGCTGGACTGCTGGCGGGCAGCAATCAGTTCGGTCACGGGACGGCCCGACACGTTCTCGGCGGTCGCCAACGACCAGTTCACGACCGTTTCGTAGTCGCCGGCACGAATCGCTTCGGTCAGGCCGATCACAGCGGCCCGTTCGTCTTCGGACAGATCCTTCAGCATCTGCATCGCCGGTCGGTACAGGTTGCGTTCCTGCTGCCGGAACCCGACCTCGGACTGGTATTTCGCCTGCCAGTCGACGGCTTCGGCGACGGCAGACGCGACGTTCGTGTCGACGGGTGTGGGGTTGTCAGTTTCCAACGGGCATTCCCTCCTGTGGTTGCATGTCTGGCTGTTGGTCGGTGGCTGGCTGCTGCGCTAACGCTGCGGCCTGCTCGAGTTCTGCTTGGAACTTGGCGTGGATCGCGATGTGGGTATCCATGTAGTCCTGCACCTCAGGTGGGGCGTGCCGATACGACGCCGACGCGCGCACATCATTGTGACACTTGATGTGTTTGGTGTGGTCATGCCAGTCGTCGACCATCACTTCTGTGTCACCGACACCGGCAATCATCCGGCTGTTCTCCCAATCGGCGAGCGACACCTGCGGATCTTTCACAGACGCAAACGCGGTCACATCGGGGGTTCGCAACACGGCAGCCAACTGGCCTGGCGACATGTCTTGGAACAGGGCCGGGAACGCCCCGGCGAGCCGCAACATCACATCTTGGATCGCTGCCTGCGAACGGGGAACCACCGATTCGAGCGGGACACGCACAACCGGGTTGTGAGGCAGATCGTCGGCTGTCCAGATCACATCGGACGGATGATCGCCGTCCATCACCACGTCCTCGACCCGCATCGGGCCTTGACCGGATGGGACCATCACCTCATCGATCTCATCCATCAGATGCTTCATCGTTGCGAGCGTCATCTGGGCAACTTTCTGCCAGGCACGCTGCTGCGATTTCGACATCGGCCCCAACGGTGTCTCATCCTTCTCCGCAAGGATCGACAGGGCCAAGCCACTGTTGCGGTCACCAGGCGCGATACCTCGGGACACTTGATGGGTGGAGAACAAGTCGTCCATCTCCATCTCCAACTTCTCGATGTGTTCCCGCAACCAGCGAGGGATCTGTGGGGCAAGCATCCAGTGCGGATCACCGACGTTCGGGTCGACACGGATCACTTCACCCACATCGCCGGTCAGGTCATCTTCTTCGGACAGCACAGCACCCATCGGCAAGATCAGTCGGGCGTTGTCGGCTTTGCCGATGTGCGCGTTGATCGACGTGAACGCCTTGTTGTAGTTGCGTTGCAGCTGGCGGGCGTCGTTCAGCAGGGTGTCGCCACGCCAGTTCGACCCGACCGGCGTCTGGACGGTCAACGCCAGGTTCAGATGATCTGTGAACGGGAACGGCCACGGGCTGCACTGCACGATCTTGTCGCCGATCACATGCGCCACACAGCCAGGGGAACGCCACGACGGACGCTCGTAGTAGATGTAGACGAGACACATCTTCGATTCGGGACGTTGCCGGCCGCTGCGTCGCGAGATCAACGCCCGATGCATCACCGAGAACGTGGAGGCGTCAGCGTCGGGTGACGGGGCTTTCTCCAACTGGTAGCGATCCTGGGCCTGTTCGGGTGACAGGGTGGTGCAACGCATCCACCAGCGGGCATCTTTTGAGTCGCGGGTGCCGGGTTCGATCCCGAACTCGGCTGCGGACAGGGCCGACAGTTTGACCGACGGTCGTGTCGGCAACCGGACGGCGTCACCGGTTTCGATCAGCGGGACAGGTGCCGGGGCGTATTCCCAGTCGGGTTCCACGCTGATCGCGGCGACTGCGCCCAGCAACGTGTTCAGCACAGTGTCGGCCCGCACCTGTTCCCAGTCGGAACGGTGAGCTTCGATTTCCAACACCTGGCGTTGCAGCGATGCTTTGCGGACGGCGTCTTGGTCGACGCCTTGGGGGCGGGGCTCGAACTCGAGAGGGGTTTGGGTGAACCGGGCAAGCAACATGACTGTGCGAGGCTTGAACTTGTTGACGGTCACCCGCACGTCGGCGTCGGCAGAGGATCCGAACGGCAGAACGTCGACACGGCCCGCAGAGTCATCCCACTGGATCCACTTGTCGCCGAGGAAGTAGGAATGGTTCAGCCAGTAGTTGCGGCGAACGTCCAGCATGTCATCAACGATTTCGGCCCATTTCTTCTTGATGGCCGCGGCGGTCGGGACGTGCGGCTCCATCGTGTCGATGTTCATCGGGGCTCCAGAGAAACAGGGGTTGTCGCGTATTGTGCCACGTTCACACTACCTCTGTGATGGACGGTGTGCGGCGACGGCGACGATCCCGGCTGTCGGGGTCGGGAGGCGCGAATTCGGTGGTGAACGCTTCGTGCCAGCCGACGGGATGCTGATGGTGTCGCCACAGGACGCGCCACAGTTTGTGGGTGACGATCCCGACGACCCAGGCGATGATCAGCCAGGAGATCACGGGTCGACCAGATGGATCGATGACCGGATCGCGTCGATGCGGGCTTGCAGTTCGTCGCGTTCCCGTTCGACATAGTCGAGGCGTTGCTGGACGTACAGGTAGTCGTCACGCAAGTCGGAGGCGACGATGGCTTTGCCGACGGCAGGGCCGATCAACTGGCCGACGTAGGTGGCGCAGTCGGCGCACAGGTACACCCGATGCGTGCGGGCGTACACCCCGAGATCGGCGACCTGTAGATCGATGACTGGCCCAGTCTTTGATGTTCCACAGGTGGCACAGCAACCTGGGGCCGCTCGGAACCCTTCGGTCAACTCCATGATGGTCTTCCTTTCCGTTTGTCCATGCGGCGAAGCATCTGTTGCCATTTGGCGTCTGCGCCGACCGCGGGGATGCGGCGGCGATGCACTTCGTTCATTGGTCGTACTGCGAGCATGTAACGCAACGCGTCGACTGCGTGATCTTCGAGGTGGGTGTCGAGGTCTTCAGGGTTGTGACGCGAGTGCTGCATCAACGGCAGGGTGCGTGCCAGGTTGGTGCAGGTGTTGAAGATGTACAGCCGTGGCCCACCGACGGTGCCTTCGGCCTGGTCGATCTTCTCTGGATCCCACAGGTATTGGCGTACGTTTGCCCAACCGGCGACTCGCTGGTTCTTGGCCCGTACGACATGCAACCCGTTCGCCCGCCACATGTCCGCGATCGATTGGCCGGTGCCACGCCGATCCGAGAACACCGACGGGTCAGCAACGGTCGCCTGAAACTTTTCGCGTCGCTGGTTCCCGTCAACAGACCGGGCGACGACTTTGCGGGCCTGCGTGTCGGGGGTGAGCCCGGCTTCGTACTCTTCGCGGTAGACGTAGCAGTTGCCGTCGTTGTCCCACGCCCCCCACAGACAGCAGTACGGCGCGGTCGAACCGTAGTCCAACCCTCTGATCCGACCCCACGATTCGGGAATCTCGAACGGTTCGATCACATGTGTCGCCCGCGAGTACGCCTCAAAGAACTGGCCTTCAAACGTGTCCCAGTCGCCGTCGCGTAGTTGGCGGCGTCGGCGTTCCGGTAGCGCGTTCAAGAACTTGAGGTAGGACGGGTCGATGTGCGGGTTGTCGGTCGCTTTCGCCGGCACGAACGCGACCGCGAGCTGGGTGGCCGGATCAACCTCGACATGCAGGCCGTTCGCCCACGGGATCAGCACGTCATAGAGTTCGTCGTAGGTGGCGTCGCGCACACTGACCGGAGCTTCGTACTCGCGGACCGGGAACAGTTTCTCCAACCCTTGCGACACGTCGTACACGACGATCTTCTGGCCGTACCCGCAGGCGGTGACGAACGTGTCGTACAGCCAGGCGTGCGCCACGTCGCCAGGGTTCGTGAACAGGCCGAGATGGGGGCGGGCTCCGAGAGCAGCCTTGTCTTTCGTGGTTCGCAACCGGGCCGAGAGTTGAACGATCTGGTCGGGGGTCAACTGTGACGCCTCGTCGATCACCATGCAGTCGTACTCTGCGGACAGGTACTTGCCGACATCCTCGTCGGTGGCGCAATGACCACACTCGATCAGTGACCCGTTCTGGTAGTCGAACCCTGACTGCCCGTCACGTTTGCGGTAGCGGGCCGGGATCTTGTACTGCTTGATGCGGGTGATCAACCGGAGGATCAGCGAACGTCGGAGCTCGGGGATCGATTGTCGGATCAGTAGGCTGTTGTGGTTCGGGATCCTGTTCGACAGTTCGTTCACATGGTGGCACGCGAAGTCGGATTTGCCGCCGCCGGCCGCGCCGCCGTACAGCAACCAGTCGACGTGCCGCCAGACGGCGTCTGCATACTGCTGTTTCGGGGTCAACGTCCACCGGTTCGGGACGGATGCGTCCATGAGTCGGAGGAACTCGATTCGTTCCTCTTCGGTGAGGAGATCGAAGTCGAAATCGCCGAGTACCCGGTCGATTGCGTTGCGGGTCACTCGTCGTCTTCCAGATGGACGGTTTGGCGAACGTTGCCGGGTTGCGCCGACCTGGCTTCGATGCGTTGGCGCAGGTCGTTGAGGTGACGGACAACGTCTTCGGTGGTGTCTTTCGCTGTCGTTTCGACAAGCTTGTCCATTGCGGCACCGGTCTTGTAGGTCTGCCGGATCGTGGCCCAATGCTTCGCCATCTCGGTTGCTTCTTTGCCGGTCACTGGGGAGAACTGGGGTCCGCCGGTCAGCACGGCCGCGGCCATCAACCGGACGATGTCGTCAGCCATCTTCGGGATCGACGCCTGTTTCGCTCGTTGCGCGGCGACTTCCATGTTGGCCTTGGTGTTCTCCAAGATTTCGGCTGCGGTTTCTCGAGCCTGTTCGTCGCGGAGTTTGCGGGCTTCCCGGTAGGGGCCGCGTGATTTCTTCTGTAGTTCTCTTGCCCGTTCGGATCCTTCGGGGGTGGCCTGAAGGGTGCGGGGGAGCCAGCGGGGGTTGTTGACTCGTTCGGCGATGACTGTGTTGTCGTCGGGTATGCCGTGGTTGATGCGGTCGTCGGTTGCGACAGGGGCCGGTTCGGCTTCGATTCGGGTTTTGCCAGTCAGGATGTTGTGCAGGTCGTCGTCAATCTCGATGCGATGGTCAGCCACGGCGAGCCTCCCAGCAGCCGCACCCGTCTACGGTGCAGGTCTTGCACTTGCAGGACAGATCGTTGCACCACACGGCGCGTGACGGGTTGAGCATCCACCAGTAGCGACGTGCAGCCCAAACTAAATGAGTACCGAATCGGTGCTGTTCGCTCACGGCTGGCCTCCCACATCTGTAGCACCGGCGCTACCGTTGGTGCGGGCGGTGCGATAGGCGGCGATGGCGATGTGACTAGTAGGCCGAATTAGCCGCACCCGATCGGGGGGCAACAATGCGAACACATCGTTGAACGCTTCGGCTAACTGGTCGGCCAGGGCACGCTCAGCGTCGTGCCACCGCTGCCAGCAGCCGCTTTCAGCCTGAAAGCCCCTGACCTCGGCCCGCAGCCGTTTGATCTCGGTTGGGCGCGGGCACATCGGGCACGACCAGCCGTGGTCGCTTTCAACGAAGCCGATGCCGTGCCAGTGGCAGCGTGGGTCACCGCTCACGACGGGCCCCCACATCTGTAGCGCTGGCGCTACCGTTGGCGCGGGCGGCGGCGTGGGCGGCGAGGATGGGGACGCGGACAGTGCTGGGGCACCAGTCGCGGACGATGATGCGCAGGACATCGGCAAGTTGGTCGGCCAGGGCGCGCTCGGCGGCGAAGTTGGTGGCAACAATGTCGGGAAGGCTTCGGCCGAGATAGTCGGCTGCGTGGAGGCGGTTCACATCTCCAGCGATCTCATTCCATTGGTTCAGCACGATGGTCGCCTCGGCCTTCCAACGCCGCAGCCGCTCGATCTCGGCCTTGGCGTCTCGGGCAAGCAGCATGATCCGCAGATCGGCATCGGTGGTGGCTTGGACGCCACTGCCGAAACAACACTCGGCGCAGTGCTGCATACCGTGCCCGTCCGATCCCCTTCCGGGGCAGCGGACGACTTCGGCTTCAAGCCGTTCCACGATGTCTCGGTCACCGCTCACGTCGGGCCTCCCGCCATGCGCTCGACGATGGCGGCGCACAGCGCCTCGGCCAGAGCGTGGATACGCAACTGGGGGTCGTCGTCGCGTAGGAACTCGATCCACGCACTGCCAGCGTTGGTGTACGGGTGGTAGCGCTCATGCAGCACCTCATCGATGACGGGGTACAGCTCGTCACGCGTCATTGGACATCTCCTTGTTCTTCTCGTTGCGCAGGTGCTCGGCCAGCACGCCGTCGAGCACGGTCATGCCGCCGAGGTCGGCGGCGTCGTCGACCTGGCGTCGCCGCCTGATCGGTCCCTGGGTGAGCGGCCGACCCTTGGCGGCGACGAGTTCGTCGTGTTCGTCGCGGGTGATGCCGGTCGCCGGGATCGGTGTCGGGTCGGGGGTCATGCGAGCCGCTCAACCATGAGACTGTTCGGCCCGGCAAATCGGACCGTTTGCGGCTTCTGCATGTGCTCGAACAGGGCGACGGCGTCGACAGCGCCGTGGCTCTGCAGTTCGATGCGCACCGACTGCAATGGCTCCTTGTCCCACTGGGCATACGTGATCCAGAACTGGCCAAGGATGGGGAAGGGCGCTGGCTCCGCCATCGGCCGCATCGGGTACTTGCGTTGCTTGCGCTTCACCCCAGCCCCCTCATCCA